ATCTATAACTAAAACATATCTACCCCTTTTCTCATTAGGTCTAATCAATAAAAAATTATAATCTTTTCTCTTTTGTGATCTTATTTCTATATTGTTTTGCATATCAGAATCTGTGTATCTTGCATAACGATCAGAATAAGAACCATTAAAGTATTTATTTTGTGATTTGGCAAAAGCAACCTCAGCACAAGCACCCATAATACCAAGAGCTAAAGTCTTTTCATCAGATCCCTTATAGCCATAAGAAAAAGATTTACCCATTTTTAGGTTTTCTATAAATCTTCTTGTAGCTGTATTAGCAGCTAGTTCAACTTCAAAAGGTTCAAGTTTTATCTTCATCTTTTTTATTATCCCTAAACATCTTTAGCATTTCATAATAAGCCTTACCACCGGCATATTCTATTTCTTTACAAAGTTCTTTTTTTTCTATTACTTTAGGAACATTATTAAGTTTTGTATGCCATATTTTTTTAGCATAGCAATCAGCACATAAAGGTTTGCCGTTATGTTCTATTAATGCTGTCATTACGCATTCGCTGCATTCTTTCCATTTTTCCACTTCAGGATATAAATAACTCATTTAAACACTTTCTCAAAGACCTATTCTTTTTTAGTATAGGTGCAAACTCTTGACTTAAATAAGCTGTCTTTTCTTCTCCTATCTTATTAATATCAACTTCATTTAAATCACAAATAATATGCCAAAGCTCATGATATATAGTTTTAGCTAAATTCATTTTAGATTGATTAGGATCTATACTAAGTTGAAGTTTACTTCCTTCATACAAACCCCAACAATCTTTTAATGTTTTCCAATAAACTTTTATTATTTTTTTTTTATATTTAATCTTGCGAAATTTCTGCATCTACTATTGCCTTACCTATTTCATAAGCTATTTGTGGCACAATACTATTACCAAGTGCTTTTATTCTGTTGGATCTATCTTTGTCCAATTCATAGGATATCCCATGAGGAACTCCACAAAGTTCGGATTGAGTTTGCCACCAGGTTTGTTGTTCTTCAATACTTCTCTTGCCATTGTTAGTTGAGCTTTCTTTCCCATCTTCCATGTAGTATTGTAATTTATGTCTTTGTAATCCCTTGACATTGGAGTTGGATACATCTTTTCTAGGTAAAGCATCGCATCCGACAGCTTTGCTCCAAATGTGCTGTTCGGTTTGTTCTTCTTTCGGAGTATAAAACCTCCAGATTTCGTTTGCTCTACTCTCTTGCTCTGTTCCCCTCCCTCTTCGCAACCCACTGTTGGTGTTGGGTACATTTTTATATAATCTGCTACTACTCTCATTGATAAATCCATCCCTCTTGTCTTGCCTATTGAAGGAGGTACTGTATTCCTTGAATGATCTTGATTTGTCGGAGTTGGATACATTGCATCCGATAATCCAAACTCTTTTTCTTTGATGCCAAGCACCGATGCCTGAAGCTGGAATAACAAGACATTGGACTTGGAAACCTTCTTTTTCCAAATCAGTTTGCACCTGTCTGAGTACCAAGCCGTTGTTGATGTTAATAATCCCCTCAACATTTTCGCCAACAAACCATTTTGGTTTTGTTTCGGCAACAACTCTAATAGTTTCATCCCAGAGGTAACGATCATCGTCTTGTCCTCTTCGTTTTCCTGCAACTGAGAATGGTTGGCATGGGAATCCTCCTGAAACAATGTCGGCTGTGTAGTTTGATCCTTTAACATTTCTTATATCCTCCTCTATTGGTATATTTTTAAAATTTTTCTGCAATACTTTTTGGCAAAATTTATCTTTTTCTACAAATCCTATAGTTTTGATTCGTTTTGTAGCTTCCATTCCTAGCGAAAAACCACCAATTCCGCTAAATAAATCAAGTAATCTAAGCATATTCGCTTGTAGATTATTTAATAACTTTAATCAAGATGTATATTGCTTTTACAATATTTGTTCTATATAACCGAATCAATGCTGATAAAAATAGGTAAGGAATGGAAACATAGAAAGGATGGTGGTTGCTTTTCGGCAGATCATCTTTCTCCCTCACAACTGACAAAACCTACGGATCAATGGTTTTATAACTATTGCGTCTTGTCTGAAGATGAAAGAAAGAAGCTACCACCAAATATGAAAATGATATTTGGAGCTATGATTGGAAGAGCTTTGCAAGATATGGTTGTTCATAAATTAACAATAAAAGAAGTAATGGAAGGGAAGAAAAATGGCTGATGAAGGTTATAACCCAATGCAAAAGACATTGGAAAATTTACAAAGAGAAAACCAACATCTAAAAAGAGATGTGCAAGAAGCTGAGAGAATAAATAATTCACATAAAATTGCTAATGGTAAAATGAATTTACTAATTAACAATCTTCAATTTGAAAACAAAAAATTAAAAAATAAAGTTACAGAGTTGGAGGAGCAAATAAAACAGAAAGGGTCAAATGACAAAGCAAAAATCAACTGAAGAAAAAGAATCTAACAAAGGTTCATTTAAAGATAGATATAAAAAATGTTTATCTGAACTAAAAAAAATACCTACAGTAAACATAAAAGGTAAAAAATATTCTACTGTGGCTGAAAGATTTAAACATTTAAAAGAGTATTTTCCTGAATCTAAAATAGATGAACAGTTATTACATCATGATAGTGATAGAGTAATAGCTAAGACAACATTATACATTGGCGATCAACCTTATGCAGTTGGTCATAGTGAGGAGTTTCGTAACGCATCATTTATAAATAAAACAAGTGCAATAGAAAATGCTTTTACAAGTAGCTTAGGAAGATGTTTAGCTGCCTTTGGATTAGCAGGATCTGAATATGCTAGTGCAGATGAATTAACTGTAGCCTTACTAAGTCAAGGTATGAATGACAAAAAAGTTTCTATCCTGGATAAAATAAAAGTACAAACAACAGAAACAAAGTTGAATAAACTTTATTCAGATTGGAAAACGGAAAATGACACAATAGAAAAGTCATTTAACGACAGACAAAAGACCATACAAACAAACGGAGGACAACATGGCAAATCAAAGTGGTAAAGAAAAGGACTTTGTTCTTTTTGAATACGACCCAACAAATGAGAGAGCTGTTAAGATAGATTTCTCAGGTAATATTAAATTAAATAATGGTGTTAAGGGAACTGTATTAGGTTCTAAGGGTTCATCAAAAGATGGTAACACTAAATTTATAAAAATTTTTAAGCAAGTAGGAGTTTTGTTTAAGGGTGATGATAATAAATTTACAGGAGATATTAACGATGTTGAGATTGGCGGTAAGAAAGCATTAATAGGTTGGTTAAATGCAGATGCAAAAGTACCAAACATTAGTGGTTATTCTAACGAACCTAAAGAAAAAGGTAGCCAATCCAATAAGATGAACTTCTAATGGATGTTCTTGTCGTTATAATGCACTTATTAAATGGTTCAGTAGTTGAGGCTTCTGTTTCAGCTACTGCTCCAAAAATGCTTTGTCATGATGCTTTTCAAGAAATAGCAAAGTTTGATACAGCTAAGAGCAAAGCATATTACAAAGGAAACACAGTTTTATACTACTACTGCAAGGATTAAAATGGCTGATAATTTAGAAAACATACATAAGATACCAAAACATTTAGAAAGATTATTGAAACAAAAAGAAGAAGAATATGGTTCATTTACAAAAACAAGCTATGTAATGCAAAAAATTATTGAGGGTTATCTATCAGCTTATAATGGATTTGTTGTAAAAGCACCTAAGAATATTTGGGGTATATTAAATATTGATGAAAAGAATTGGAGAAGTATAACTAACAAAAAATATAAGAAAGATACTTATGATGATATTAGTGGTTATGCTGAATGTAATAGAGGATTAGCAATAAATGATACAAAAAAATAGAATACCTATGACACCGGTTATGCTGCGTCTATTGAATTTTATTAAAAAATACTATAAAAAAAACAAATATATGCCAACTTTTCAAGAAATGGCAGAGGGTCTGGACTACAAATCTAAGAACTCAATAACTGTCTTGATAGATAAATTGGCTAACAGAAATGACCTTAAGAAAATTAAAGGTTATAGAAGGAACATAGAATTGAATGACTAAAGTACAAAAAGATACACTTGCTGAACTGATGGTCAACTTCAGAGAAACTTTTGAGGGTGCTACTGTAGAGGAAGCTACAGAAAAAGCTCATACCTCAAAAAAGCCTAGCGATTCCGCAGAAGTAACAATCACCGATAAGCGGTTTGTTAGGTCTAATATTAAACTGATCGGTGAGGAAACAAATGACAATAGAACCAAAGAAACTCAAGGATCTGGAGTCCAAGCAGGAGAGGTTAGTAAGTAGAATGTATAAGCACAAAACATTATACTTGAAAAGCAAAGCTAGATTACCTCAAATAGCTGAGAAGATCATGGAGTTGAAACAAAGACAAGCTAGAGTAACGACTTAATTCTAGTTTTACATTTAAAAGTTGCAACAAGGGTTAAAGGGTTCTCTGTCTTAAATGAAAGGAAACAATGTCTGACATTACATTTGAACAAAAAGAAAAAGAGTTTTACACTCAATTAGGTAAAGCCTTATGTGAAGCTAGAAGAGCTGCACACAAAACACAAACACAAGTAGCACAAGCAATAGGTGTTACATTTCAACAAGTACAAAAATA